TCCTGACGCAGCAGGCCAAGCTGCTGGCCGAGTCGCGAAACCTTCCGGACACCATCGCCGGCGCATTTACGCGCCTGTCGAACGCGCTGCTCGCCTTCATCAACGACTCTAACGAGGCCAATAGCGCTGCGCAGGTCATCATTCAGTTCTTGAAGGCAGTGGCCGACAACCTGCCGGTGATCGCGTCGCTGTTGGTGCTCGGTACGAAATTGCTGGTCGCCTATTTCTTGGCCTTCCGTGCAGGTCCCGCCGCAATCGCGCTGGCCACCGGCGCACTGACGCTCTACAAGAACCAGGTCATCGCGACCAACCTGGCGCAGACGCTCGGCATCAAGTCGGCCGGCACGTGGGCCGGCCGCCTCAAGGGCGCGGCGGCCACGGTCGCCGCCGCGTTCATCGGCTGGGAGGTGGGCACTTACCTCAAGAATGAGTTCCTCGAGGTCGAGCTCGCCGGCATCGCTTTCGTCAACAATCTGCTGATCGGCTTCGAGCGGCTCAAGTTGGCGGCGACGGTGCTGGGTCTGGGCATCAAGTCCGCGATCGTCGGCGCTCTCAACATCGTGCGTGACAACGCGGCGAAGGGTCTGGACAACATCGCCAGCCTCGCCGAGGGCGTCGACTTCTTCGGCCTCAACGCCAGTACGGTGGCGAAGGCGCGCAAGTTTGCCGGCCTGATCCGCTCCAGTGGGTCCGCCTACGAGGACTTCACGCGGCAGGCCATGGATGCGGCGCTCGCGACCGAGGATTCGGTTGATCGGATCCGCGGCGAGTTCGACGCGCTGGCGAAAGCCGCGATCGAGAACAAGTTGCTTGGCGCAGAAGCGGTCGCCGGAGGCGACGCCGGCGGCGGTTCCGGATCCACTGGGTCTGAGGCGGCGGGCCGTGCAGCTGCGAACAGCCTCGCGCTGCTTCGCGATGCGGTGGACCGTTCGATCCGCGAGCTGCAGCGGATGTACGACGCCGGCGAGCTCAGCCTGCAGGCCTACTTCGACAAGAAGGTCCAGCTCGAGACCGAGGCCGTGGATCTGGCCATCCGGCAGGCGCAGGAGGAGCTGCGGGTGGCGGAGACCACCGAGCAGCAGTCCACGATCCTTACCGAGATCGTGAAGCTGCAGCGCGATCGCGCCGAGATCGGGCCCCGCGCCGCCCGCGAGCAGGCCGCCGCCGAGGGCGAGTTGGCCAAGAAGCTGCAGGAGCTGAGCGTCCGGCTGCTCGAGCTCAACGGCAACGCCGAGGCGGCCGCGACCATCAAGCTGGTCGAGCAGTTCCGGGAAGTCCGGTCGCAGCTGGAGCGCGAGGGCAACGGAACCGGCCTGGCTCTGGTCGACGCCGTCTTCAACCGCGAGCTGATCTCGGCGCGCCTTCAGGCGTTCCAGGCCCAGATGCAGGCGGCACTGGGCAGCTTGCGGACCACCGAGACGTCCGTCGGGGCGCAGTCCGAGGCCGGTGCGATCGGCGCGGCCGAGGCCGAGCGCCAGATCGACCAGGCCCGCTCGGCGTCGCTGGCCACCCTGCAGGCATTGCGCCAGTCGGTCGCGGCGTACTACGACGAGACCAAGGATCCGTCTGTCTTGCAGTTTCTGCAGGAGCTGGACGGCAGCATCGCCCAGGTGGCGGCGTCGCAGCAGCAGTTCCGGCAGTCGGTGCAGGACCAGGCCATCAACTCGGTGACCAACCTGTTCACCGATCTGGCCACCGGCGCGGAGAACGCAAAAGACGCCCTGCGCGACTTCGTGCTCAGCTTCGTGCAGGGCATGGCGCAGATCGCGGCCCGGGCACTGGCCACCTTCCTGGTGCTCAAGCTGCTCGACGCCATCTATCCGGGCCTGGGAAAGGCGACGGCCGCCAGCCTCAACGTGGGGGTGGGGCACGGCGGCGGCATCGCCGGGCGTCTGGGCATGCGCCGCGAGGGCGTTTCGCCGCTGATCTTCGGCCAGGCCCCGCGCTACCACGGTGGCGGCATCGCGGGCCTGGCCCCGGACGAGGTGCCGGCCATCCTGCGCCGCGGCGAGGAGGTCATCACCGAGACCGATCCGCGCCACCGCGACAACGGCGGCCGGGGAGGCGCCGGTGGCCGCGTTACCACGCCCATCGTGGCCATCGGCGACGACGCGGTGGCCAACGCCATGGCCGGCGTCGCCGGCGAGGACGTGGTGATCACCCACGTGCGGAACAACTGGGAAGGGCTGATGCGTGGCTGACGCCTATCCCTGGACATTCGCCGCCGCCGGCGACGTCGCCGAGCGCATCGAACATCTGACGGACCTCATGCACGCTCCGACCGGAGAGGAGCAAGCACGCCGCCAGCGCGAGGCGCCGCGAGTGTTCCTCGAATTCGACACGCTGCACAGCGGGGCCGAGCGCCGCCAGCTGGAGCACGTGGTCACCCTCAATGGCGCCGGTAGCTGGGACGTGCCGCTGGTCCAGGACGGCACGGAGCTGGAAACGGAGGCCGCCTCCGGGACTACCACGCTCGTGGCCGACGCCCGCCTGCGCCGGTTTACGGTCGGTGGCCGAGCCCTGGTTATGGCGCAGGACCCGCGCCACTTCGAAGTGCACGAAGTCGCCGGGGTCACCGACACCGAGATCGAGCTCGACACCGCGCTGGCCAGCAGCTGGCCCGCCGGCACGACGGTGGCGCCGCTGGTTGAGGGCCGGCTTGCCTCCGTGCCGCTGCTGCCGCGGTTCACTGGCGACGCCTTGTCGGCGAGGGTGAGCTTCCGCGTGCTGGAGCCCATGGATTGGAGCGACGACCACGGCATGCCCAGCTACCGCGGGGCCATGGTGCTGGAGATGCCGATCAGCTGGTCGGCTGACCCGGAGCACCGTCCGGACCGCGACGTCGCCGTAGTGGACAACAGCACGGGTGTGCCCGCGTTCTACGACCAGCCAGGCATCCCGCTGGCCGCCTTCCGGTTCCAGGTAGACCTGGTGGGCCGGGACGAGCTGGCGGCCTTCCGGTCGCTGCTGTACGCCCTGGCGGGCCGCTGGACGCCGATCTGGGTGCCGAGCCGGGCCGTTGACCTGGTGGCCGTGGCGCCGCTGGCCAGCGGCAGCCCTTTGCTGGACGTGCAGTGGATGGGCATCAGCGACTGGCCTCTGCAGGTGAACCGGCGCGACCTGCGCATCGAGCTGGTGGACGGCACGGTGCACTACCGGCGCATCACGGCCGTCAGCGCCCTGAGCAGCTCGGTCGAGCGCCTGGTACTGGACGCCAACCTAGGCGTGGACGTCGCCGCCGCCGGCGTCGCGCTGATCTCGTTCCTGTGCCTGTGCCGCCAGGAGTCGGACACCAACCTGCTGCGGTACTGGAGCGGGGACGTGGTGACGTCCGAGCTGTCCTTCCGGGGGTTCAAGCATGAGCTTTAGCCTGCTCGAACTCAGCCGGAGTCTGGGCCGCCCGATCGGTCTGCTGCGCCTCTCACGCGGAGACGTGGTTGAGCTGTACACCGACGCCGATCGCGTGGTGACCCGCGGCGGCGACGACTATCTGCCGCTCGCGGGATTGGCGCGCTCGGAGATCCGGGACAGCTCCCAGCGCCTGAAGAACATGCTGACGCTGACCCTGCCGGTCGATGCGCCCGTGGCCTCGTGGTGGCGGCCCTATCCGCCCAGCGGCCGCGTGGGCGTGGTCTGGCTGGCGACGCACTCGGGAGACGATGAGGTCAACGTCGAGTGGATCGGACGCGTCGTCGCCCCGCGGTTCACCGACACCCTCCTGCAGCTCAACTGCGAACCGTCCAGCGGCAACCAGCGCAGCCGCTCGGCCTCGATGAGGTGGCAGTACACGTGCCCGCTGGTGGTGTACTCGCAGGGGCTGGGCATGTGCAACGCCGATCGGGCACTGCACGCCACGCCGGCGGTCCTGACCAGCGTGGCAGGATCCGTCATCCAGGCGGAGGCCTTCGGCCTGCTGGCCAGCGGGATACTCGCTGGTGGCGTATTCGAGTGGGAGCGGCCGGACGGAGAAACCGAGTACCGCACGATCCTCTCCCATGACGGAGAGACCGTGGGGCTCAACTACGGCAGCGACACCCTCGAGGAAGACCTGGAGGGGACCGCGTTCCGGGGTTGCCCGCACAACTTCGCCGCGTGCCGCGATGACTTCGGCAATGAGACCAATTTCGGAGGCACGGTCTACGCGCCGATCAAGACGCCTTTCGATGGGAATCCGACATGACGCCTCGCCTCTGGCGACATCGCCTGCCCGGCGCCCGCCTGCCCAGCCTGCGCTGGTACCTCGCCGTCATTCGCCTTCGTGGCGCGCAGCTGCTTCTGCTGCCCTGGCGCGAGCTGGCGCACCGGGCCACTGCGCTGCTCGCAGCAGCGGCAGTCCTGGTGGGCTCCACGGCCGCATTGGTTGCCGAACTGGCGCCGCCGGCGACGGTGGATGGGCTGCCGGTCGCGCAGGGCGTGTTCAACATCTGGATCTACGTCGCTGTGATGTTGGTGTCGGCACTGGTGAGCTACGCGCTCCGGCCGAAGGTGAAGTCGCCCGAACTAGCCAAACCCCAGACGCCGGTCGCGATCGACGGCCGCACCATCCGGCGAACCTACGGCGAGGTTTGGCACACGGATCCGCAGGTCATCGGCTACAAGCAGATGGGCACCCAGCCGATCAAGGCCAAGGGCGGCAAGAAATGAAAGTGACACGGCACCACTTCCGCACCTGCCCAGGGTTTAGCGACAAGCCCGGTTTCTGCGCCCGGGGCGGGCGCCGCTGGTTCGCACGACACGGCCTGAACTGGTCGGATTTCATCCGCGCCGGCATCGACCATGAGCAACTGTTGGCCACCGGGGATGGCATGGCCGCCGCGCTGGTGGCCCATGCGCAGAAGGAGGCCGGGCATGGGCGGTAAATCCAAGCCGACCATCGGCTACTGGTACAAGGTGCTGCTGCACCTGGGCGTCTGCCAAGGCCCGGTCGATGCCCTGCTCGAGCTGCGAGGCGGCGACAAGACCGCCTGGACGGGCGTGCAGGAAGGCAGCGGGACGATCACGATCAACGCGAAGGATCTGTGGGGCGGCGAGAAGGCCGAGGGCGGCATCCAGGGCGACCTGGACGTGATGATGGGGGAGGGCACGCAGATGCCCAATGCCTACCTCGCGGCGAACCTGGGGCCGGACCAGTCGGCCTTCCGGGGCAAGGTCACCATGGCGTTCAAGGGCGGGTTCTACGGGGCCTTCAACCCCTACCCGAAGCCGCTCGCCGCGAAGACCCGGCGGATCTATCAAGGGTGGCACGAGGACGACTGCTGGTATCCGGAGAAGGCGGGCATCCTGCTGTCGGGCGACCCAAGCGAAGCGTCGGTCTTGATCGGGCAGAACGGCGGCGCGAACGGCGGCGCCAGCACCCCCTCCCTGCAGGACTACGTCAATACCTTCGCCCCGATCGACTGGGAGACCTATCCGGCCAAGGTCCAGTTCACCACGCTGGCGCTGAGCGACGCCTACGTCGACGCAACCTATCCCCGCCGGCACCTGTTCCGGATGGATGGCGAGGTGGTGTGGGACAGCGGCTGGTATGGCTTGCCGGCCGACCAGGACGCGCTCGACGCGCTGCTGCAGGCCGAGGGGCGAGAGGACCTGCTGGGCCCGATTGCCAGTGGCCTGCCCAAGTTCATCTACGACCGGGGCATGACGGAACCGACGGTGTCCACGCAGGCCTATGTGGCGATGTTCGCGGACGACCGCCCCGACCTGTTCACCTGCACGGCCGAGCTGCGCACGGCGCCGATCGGGTCGACGGAGCTGTTCGGCATGAACGCCGTGCACATCCTGTACGACAGCATCACCCACCCGCAGATGCAGGGTGAGCCGGCAGACCTGATCGATGCCGACAACTTCGCCGCGGCGGCAGATCGGGCGTACGACGAGGGCTTCGGGCTGTGCACCGAATACGATGCCGGCAGCGAGACGGTGGAGGATTTCCAGAAGCGGATACTCAACGTGCTCGGCGCGAGCTGCAGCCAGAGCCGGGTGGACGGCAAGTACCGCATCACGCTGGTCCGGGACGACTACGACCTCGAGTCGCTGCCGATCCTGGGCGACGACAACATCCTCGAATACTCCGAGGAGCCGACAGATCCGCTCGAGGCGGTCAACCAGGTCACGGTCGCGTGGTTCGACCCGGTGCGCAAGCAGGAGCGCGCGGCGGGCCCGCTGCAGTCGCTCGGTGCGATCACCGCCGCCGGCGGCGTCATCGCCGAGACGCTGCAGCACCCCGAGATCCCGACCGAGGAACTGGCGCTGCGCGTGGGCGCCCGGAACCTCGCGCTCAAGTCCAGCGGCCTGAAGCGGTTCGAGCTGACGACCGACCGGACGCCCTACGCCTGGCGCGGCGGCCAGTTCTTTCGCCTGCAGGCGCCGCGTCGCGGTATCGCCGACATGGTGTGCATGGTGGGCGACCTGAGCTCGGGCACGCGGCGATCAGGCTCAATGCGCTTGTCGGCCATCCAGGACGTCTCGCGGATGCCCAGCTCGACCTACGTGGTGCCTGAGCCAGGCGTGGATACCAGTCCTCCCAGCGTCCCCACGGTGCCGCCGGCGCAGCTGACCTTCGAAGTCCCGTACCTCGAGCTGGCGGGAACGCTGCCCGAAGCGGAGCTCGCGGCGCTGGCCACCGACGCCGGCTACGTCGGCGCGGTTGGCGCCAGGCCCTCGGCAGGCCTGAACTACGACGTCTGGTCGTCGCTCGGCTCGGAGCCGTACGAAGACCGCGGCGGCGGGGACTGGTGCCCCACGGCGCTGGTCGACGCCGGCGACGTGGTCGGTCCGCTCGAGCAGGACTTGGTGCTCGAGAGCGGAACCGATCTGGATCGCGTGACCCTGGGCAGCGCCGTCCTGTGGGATGGCGAGATCTGCCGCGTAACCGCCATCGACGCCGACGCGCAGACCCTCAGCCTGGCTCGGGGTTGCGCGGACACGGTGCCGGCGCCCCATGCCCCGGGCTCGCGCCTGTGGTTCTACGACGCCTGGACGGCCACGGATTCGCGGCAGTACGCAGACGGCGAGCTAGTCAAAGTAAGGCTGCTCAGCCGAACTTCGAGCAACGTGCTGCCCCTGGAGGCGGCCTCTACCCATCTGGTGACGCTTGCCGCGCGGGCAGCTCGCCCGTACCCGCCCGGACGTTTGCGCATCACCGATGACCTGGCCAGCGACGTCGCCTATCCGGCCTCGGCCATGGGCGAGCTGACCGTGAGCTG